TCAGTCATCCCTTTCGATGAATTCAAATCGCGCCGCGATACGCTTGCGCCAGGGCGTGGAAAGCGGGCTCTCGACCACCCCATGCCCTTGGTAGGCATGGATAAAACAAGGTCGCTCGCCCACTTCAGAGATCACACCCAAATGCTTGGCCACCGCCCCCCGCCGCATCCGAAACAGGATCACCTGCCCGGGGGCCGTTGGGGCGCCCTCCAGCTTGCGTAAATGCCGGCAGGCGGCAGCCATCAGCACTTCCGCGCCCTGCGGTTCTGACCAGTCCGGTGAATAGGCGGGGATCGCCTCAGGCTCGGCCCCGTAGACCGTGCGCCAGATTCCGCGCAACAGCCCCAGACAATCGCAGCCCACCCCCTGCGCAGAGGCCTGATGCAAATAGGGCGTCCCGATCCATGAGCGCGCAATCTTGACGATCCGCGCGCTCATCGGCTGAGGCTCCCGCCGGTGTTTTTCTGATCCGAGCGCGGCACGCTGATCAGCCAGTCATCCCCCGGCATGTCGGGAAACCCCCGAAAATTCAGCAAATTGCCAAACTTTTCGCGGCAAGTCACCGGGCGCTTGTCGCAGCCTGCCGTCAGGCGCAGCACATCGCCGGGACCAACCGGTGCATTGATCGGCGCCCATAACGTCACCACGCGGTCCTGCGTGCCAACGTCGGATTTGATCACCCCGCGCAAGCCCACCGCCGGGCCACTCACCACGTCCAGCTGGCCACCTTCAAACCAACCCGCACTGAATGTCTCAACGCCTGTCAGGGCAAAGACCTGCCCATCGGTCGCCGCATCCAGCGTATACGCTAGCCGATAGGAGGCATGGGTGACGTCAAACTTGCACCGCGCATCACCCAGAACAGCACTACAGGTCTTGAGATATGACCGCCCCTGCATTTGGTTCAACGTCTCGGTCAGCCCGCGCAACTCCGCCTCAAATCCGCCCTCACCGCGGGTAATCTCGCCCAGGGTTCCGCGAAACAGGGTCTTGCGGGCACTCACATCGTCCCAACCCACCAGCCAGACCTGCACCGCGGCCCGGTCATAGCGCCCCGCCATGATATCGGCCTCGGTAATCGCGTCGTCCGAAAGCACGCCAAAGGCCTCTGTATTATTGATCGACAACCCGGTCGTGCTTGCAATCGCCCGCGCAGTCAGACCGTTTTGCGGGGCAAAAACGATCCCATCGAACTGCAAGGAAGTATCGTGATCGGTAAACCCCAGGGTCACACCGTCGCGCCGCCGGATCATCCAGCAATGGCAGGTGTGCGTGACGCCAGAGCGCAAGTGGGCATAAAGTAACTCCGCACTCATAGCCGCACCTCGACCACCGGCACATTGGGCACCTCGCCAGCCTGAAAACTGGACACCGATGTCATGATCGTATCGGTGTCGAAACGGACGGGCACATCAAACTCAAACCCCGCACGCACTTCGGCACCTGCGTCGGGCGCGCTTGCGAAGCTCAGCACACCGCTATCGTCGTCCACTTCATAGTCGACACCGCGTCGGGCAAGATCACCACCAACCTCGACCCGAACGGATCCCGGCACAGGTTTGGTGATCGGTCGCTGATACACCGTACCTCCAGACCGGTAGGATTTGCGCAACTGAAACACGCGCGCGGCATCATCCCCTATCGCAATCAACTGATCGGACGCGGCGACAGCAGACGATGGACGGCTTGACAAATAGTCGCTCCAATCCTTCCAGCGAAAGCCGATCAACTGCCCCTGACGGGCCTCAAAGAACGCAATCAGCGTCTCAACATCATCCAACGAGCGCAGGCCCATGCCTGCGTCATAGCGGCGGCGCGCATGCGCCCAAGGCGTGTTGCGCTCTTCAAAGCCATTGGCCAGCGTTACAATCTCGGTCCGGCGTTCCGGCCCACCTAAGGCACCAAAGCTCAATGAGGCGGGAAATCTCACATCATGGAAAGTCATATCGGCTCCTACCTCAGGCGTTCGCTGCGACCCAACACGCGGGCCATCTGTGCCGCGATCTGACCGCGGCTGCGTTGGAACCCCTGCACATCAGGGGTGGAAATATTCATGTTCACGGTCACCGCCCCACCGCCCGCACCGCGTACGCCCAGGCGGCCATCAGCACCGCGCGCCAGCGGCATGATCGCCTCTGGTCCCGCTTCGCCCATCAGGCCGGTCCCACCGCGCATCGCAAATGTGGTTGGGGTGCTGACAATGCCGCCTTTGGCAAATGGCATCACGCGGCCCTGGCTGAAGCTGCCGCCATCTGCAAATGGCATCAGCCCGGAGACCGCTGAATTCAGCCCATCTGCCAGCATTCCGCCAAATTGGCTGGTCACCGGGTTCACCCCCGCGGAATAGGCTGTATTGACCATCCTCTCGGCCAGGCCGCCCAGCACATCCGTCAGGCTGCGACCTTCCAGAACCAACCCATCAAAAGCCGCTCTCAAGCCTTGCGAAAACCCGCGCTCCAGATTGCCCAGATCGCGGGTCGTTTCGACCAGGGACCCCTGCACAGCGCGCAACTGTTCCTCAAACGCAGCCGTCATGGCCGATGCATCACCAAGCGCGCTTTCCAATGCACCCACGTCGCTCTCAAGCGCGTCAATCCTGTCGATATCATCCATTGTCTTTGTCCTTCACATCATCGGGAAAATCGCGCAGCAATGCATCAAATTGCGGTCGATCCATCGGGGCCATCGCGCCTGTGGCACCCAACATGATCTGCAACTCCGCAGGGGTCAGCGCCCAGAACTCTGCCGGATGCAAGCGCAGCTGATACAGGCCAGCACGCAAAAGACCCGCCCAATCCACAGCGCTACTCCGGCACCATAAAGGCGCGCGCCAGCATCAGCGCCGCAGCCTTCGCAGCTCCTACCGGACCGCCTGCAATCTCTGCCGCTATCAGATCTGCCGCCGTGCCGCTCCACCCGCCACCACGCAGCCCGGCAACAATCACCGCCATGACATCGGCACCGGAAAAAGCAGCCCCCTCGAACCGGCGAATAAGATCCACGAGCGAACCTGCGCCCAACGCCGCCTCAAGCTCGGCCAAGGCACCCAGCGTCAGCTTGCACTCATAGGGCACACCATCAATCACGACTGTGACCTCGCCGGTCCAGGGGTTCGCCATCAAATCAGCGCCACAAAGCTCAGCGCACCGGCGGAGGCCAACGACAGCTCATATGTCGCCTCGCCATTATGTGACCCCGCATATTCGATCGCGGTGATCTGAAATGGCCCTTCAATCGTGCCAAACCCGGGTACAATCACTTGAAATCCCGGCGTCTCGCCATCAAAGAAGATTTGGCGCGCGCGCTCATCGGTCGCCTCATCCTTGAACACACCAGAGCCCGAGATCGCGGCGGTCTTGACCCCCGCGCCGCCCAGCAGTTCGCGCCAACCGCCAGTGCTTTCCAGACTGGTCACATCCACCGTCTCGGCATTCAGGCTCAGCCGAGTGGCGCGCAGGCCAGCGGCGGTTTCAAACAGACCATCGCCGGTCATATCAATCTTGACCAACAGGTCCTTGCCACTTTGTGCAGTCATCTGGCGTACTCCTCACATTCAGTTTTGGTTACGTGTCATCCGCCACGCGGGCACGGAAAATCAGGTTGATCTGGCGCACCGCACCAGTGCCCACACGGGCAGCTTTTGCCTTTTGAAAGCGCAAGGATACCAGCGCCCCGCGATCCAGTATCAAAGCGGCGTCGACCAATGCATCACTGACCGCGGCGGCCGCCGCCTTTGCGGTGGCAAAACCGGCACTCTGGGTGACAACCGCCACCGTAAACTGATGCCAGGCGCCTGCCCCTGTCTTGTCGGATGCATCGCGCACGTCCTCGGCCCCCAGCACCACATAAAGTGGCGGCAAGGCGCCGGCCGGCAAGGCATCAAAGATGTCCGGACCAACCAGACCGGCCAAGACGGGATCGCTGCGCAGACGCTGAAACACAGCCCGCTGAAGGGCGGCGGCTACACCATAGCTCATGGGGCCACCTCCTCTTGGGCGTGACAGGTCAGATAGGCGCCATTCACGCCCCGTTCTGCCACAGCCAAAATCTGAAAAATGCGCGACCCATCCCGAAGCCGCTGCCCCACAGCCGGGCGCGACGGCGCACTATAGGGTGCCGCACGCACGGTTATCCGGTATGGCACAGAAGACAGCGTCGCAGCCGTTTCAGCCCTTTCGCGGCCCGCACCGGCTTTTACTTCCGCCCATAACACCCCCAAAGGCTCCCAATCGCGGGTATACCCCCCGGCCCCATCCGCAATCTTCAAAGGGCCTTCCAGCACCAATGACCGGTTCAATAGCGGCGCGCTCATACCCGGCCACCCATGAACAGACGCACGGTACGATAGCCTTCGGTCAATGCCAGCACGCCATGCGGCATGGCCGGGGACAAATGGGACACATCATGGCGAAATTCATAGAAATGGGCGGCCAGCAACATTACGGCCTGCGCCAGATCAGCCGGCAGATCGCTCCATTCAGGTCCAAATCCCGCCAACATGCCAATCCTGACAGAGCCACCCGGAGGCAACGCTGGCAAACTGGCGCCAGAGGGTTGCAGACTGGGTCGCTGCATATCCGGTTCAAGATACCAGCCATCTGCGTCAACTTCCGTCTCTTGTCCCTGCATATCCAGCAGCGTCACAGCGTCAACGGCATTCACCGGGGCGACAGGCAGCGGCTGGCGGCGCACGTCACGCCACGCCGTCAAACGCCAGCTGAACATGCGTTCAATCAGGATCTTGCCGGTGCGCGCCTCGATCGCCGCAAGGGCAGCGCGCAGATAGCTTTCCAGCACCGCATCCTGAACTCCATCGTCGGAAAACCCCGATCCAAGGCGCAAATGGTCTTTGAATTGTGCGACCGGAAGCGCCGACAGTGGCACGGTGGTCTCTTCGACTAACATCATGGAATTACTCCGCAATTACTGGCCACCCCTAGGGCGATGGAACCCGGACGCGCACGCCCCCCGCATTGCTCGGACGGAAGGGAGCTGCTAGACAATGCGAGGATTGTCTGGTTGCGCGCCCGGGCCTGGGTGCCGCGTCTCAACGCGGCACCCGTTTCACGGCTCAGCCTTAGCTGGCCGCGAATTTCAGCAGCTTGATCGCCGCAAAATCGCTCACAGCACCGCCAACGCGCTTGGTGGCATAAAACAGCACATGTGGCTTGGCAGAGAAGGGATCACGCAGCACGCGCAGGTCAGGGCGCTCGGCCACGGTGTAACCGGCAGCGAAATCACCAAAGGCCACAGACATCGCGTTATCGGCAATATCCGGCATGTCCTCGGCGATCAGCACGCGATATCCCAACAGGCGTGCAGGCTCTCCCATCGCCAGACCATCGACCCAGACAAAACGGCCATCGTTGTCCTTGAGTTTGCGAATGTGCCCGGCGGTCTTTGAATTCATCACGAATGTCGCGTTGGCGCGATACTCCGCCCCCAGCGCATAGACCAGATCGATGATCGGATCTGCGCGGGTAATGCCACCGGCAGTCTCAGAGGGGACATAGCCCAGATTGCCCCAGGTCCAGCTGTCATTGGCCACTGTGCCATAAGTCAGCAGGCCGGTCGGCTTATCAATGCCGTCACCTTCGATAAAGGCATTCGCCTCGGCACGGGCAAACTTGTCGGCAATCCGACCGGCAAGCCAGCCTTCGATGTCAAAGGCACTGTCATCCAGCAAACGCTGCGACGCTTTCGGCAAGGCAGACAGTTCATGCAGCGGAATGGAAATCCGCTCGATCTTTGGCGTCTCCGTCTCGGCAACAGCACTTGCCTCGGTCGCCCATCCGGCACCGATTTCGGATTGATCCACCAACACGTCATAGGACGTCGCGTCCACATTCACGACACTGGCGATCGAACGGATCGAAGCGGTCGAGGACAGCGTGCTTTGAATGGTATCAGCCGTCTGCGGGTCCACCAGATAGCCACCATCAGCGGCAATCGACGTCGCCAGCGCCTTGCCTTCCATCTCAAGGCCACGCAGCGCATCATCATCGCCGGTCCGCAGATATGCGGCAAAGGCCTTTTGATGAGGCGCATCCTGGGATGCCGCATGGGCCAGTGCCGTGCGGGCGGTCATGATTGTCTTTCGGTCCAGCTTGTTCATCCGGTCATCCTGTTTTTGAAGTTTGGCATTCACGCCGTGGGAAAAGTCTTTGAAATCACTCATGAACCCGGCAATCGCCGTATTCAGTGACTGGGCAGGAGACACATCTTCTCCGGCCCGAGAATCGTTCTCGGTGTTACGCATCAATCAGTCCTTTGATTTGTCTCTCGGGCGGGCTCAGTCCCGCGCCATCATTTGGCGTGCATTTTCAAACGCCGCGGCCATCTCGCGCATCGCAGTGGCCGCAGGTTCATCTCCCTTGGCCCCCACACGCGCATCTCGAAGCATCGGAAATGTGACCAAGGACACCTCCCATAGTTCCAGCTCTGACAGAATGCGCCCGCCTTTGTCGTCCTTTCGGGATTTCACGGTGCGATAGCCAATGGACAGGCCATCAATTGCCTTGGCCGCTATCAACGAGGCGGCCTCACGACCTTTTGCAATGTCGGTCAGTAAACGGCCCTTGACCCAAAGCCCGTTCGCATCCTCGCGAACCTCGTCCCAAACGCCAATTGGCTGGGCAGGGTCATGCTGCCAAAGCATCTTGACACCGCGCCCTTTTGCCAGAGAGGCACCATAGGCCCCCTTCTCAACCGTATCGCCCCCTTGATCGGGTTTGCCGAACAGCGACGCATAGCCACTGATCGTGGTGCCGTCGGTCACAGTCACCTCCCGACCAGCGGCACAAAACTTATGTTCCAAATTCATGACGATGCTCCACTCAACGCTTTGACAATTTCGAAAACCAGCAGGCCGGCACTACCGCAGACAACAATCCAGACTTGCCACTCCAGCCGCGACACCATGAATTCGATGCGGCCAAGCCGAACGTCGACCTGGGCAAACCAGAAATCTGATGCGGGCGGCGGCCCCTCGCGTCGCGGCTTGCCGCCCATTTCGACAACATTACGCGCCATTGCCGACCTCCAGTGCAGGCAGGCCCAGCAAAGACCGCTTTTCCGCATCGGTCAGGAACGCCGCCTCACTCACCCGGCGCCATTGCGCATCGCGCTCTGCCGAGAGGGCGGGGATCTGGTCCAGATCAGGGCGCAACGCGACCTCTTCACCGGCATAATCCGACAGCCATACCGCGATTGCACTCAGCACACGGGACGCCAAAGGCAGCACCGTCAGCCGATAAAAAGCGCGGTTCGCCTCTTGATAATTCGCATAGGTCGCATCCCCTGTAATACCCAACAGCATCGGCGGCACGCCAAAGGCAACCGCGATCTCGCGTGCGGCGGCTTCCTTGGTCTTTTGAAACTCCATATCCGAGGGCGAAAACCCCATCGGTTTCCAGTCAAGCCCGCCCTCCAGCAACATCGGCCTTCCCGCATTGCGCGCGCCCTGATGCTGCGTCTCCATCTCTCCCAACAGGCGGTCATACTGATCCGCCGACAGCGATGACTGGCCATCCGCCCCGCGATAGACAATCGCCCCCGATGGCCGGGCCGCATTATCCAACAGCGCCTTGGACCAGCGTGATGCAGCATTATGAACATCGATGGCCGAGGCTGCCGCCTGCAAGGCGGAAAACCCATAGTGATCGTCCTGGGGATGAAAACTCTTGATATGGCAGATCGGGCTCAGCCCTTCCGCCACATTGAACCGATGCTTGCGGCCGTTCACCATATACTCATAGCCCACCGGCCAGCCGTCGGCCCCCGGCACCACTGACATCCGATCAGAGCGCAGCACATGCATCTCCACAGGCAAGCCGTCATCGGCCACAGCCTCAAGATACCCGTTACCTGTCAACAAAACCTGCCCAAACAGCGCTTCCAACAGCTCCGCCCTGCCTTGCCCGGCATTCGGACGGGCCAGCAGCGCCTGCACCGGATGCGTCTCATAACGGCGCGCATCATCCTGCAAGACCACAGGCAAGGCAGCAGCTGCCTCGGCGATCAGTTTCACCGCACGAAACCCGATCGGATTGGCTGAGAACCCGGCCCGCGTCAGTGACACTACATCGCGCGGAGACCATGCGACACGACCGGCACCAGACATCGCCAACACACGCCCCGTAGCCGAGGCTTTCGCCTCAACCAAGGCCGCATCTGGCTTCGTGCGGTTTAAAAATTCAAACATTCAAAACTCCTCGTGCCGGCCGGTGGTGACCATCTGCAGTTCACGAAAAACAATTTCACTCAAAGGGTTTAGGAATTTGCGACGGTACCGTCCCGCGCGCGGCGCAACACCTTCAAAGCCCACGAATACGGGGCTTGCACCACTTCGATGCAGGTTCGATCATCAAGTCATACAAAGCCCACACCAGCGCATCGACACGATCCGGCGACCCTTTGCCTTCGAACCCCCGCGTCGTCATCTGCGCCATCTGCTCCTCAAGCACTGTCAGGCCCCGGACGTGGCGCACCCGACCCTGTTCATAGAGTGCGGCAATCGGTTCCGCCCGCGCAACCTTACCCCGGCTGGCATGCACGGACCGATAGGGCACCATCGCATCCACGCCCCGCACCACCGCCTCAACCATATCGCCCCCCTGATTGACCTCAGCCACCAACCGATCTGCCCCATGCCTGCGCATCGCGGCAATCGCAGCCTCGGCCCAGGCTGTCGGTCGCGCCGCGGATATACTGGCATCTTCCAGCACCACCGCCTGCCAATCATGCACATCGCCTTTCATGCAAACGCCGGCCACAACGATCCCGCATTCGTCAGACCCCGCATGCGACGTGCCCGGCGGATCAATTGCCACAACAACCCGGTCAAGCGACGGGGCGTCGGAAACCTGACAGCGGGCCAAATCATCCAATGACCACAAGGCACCCTCGATTTCGGTCAGCATCACGCCATCCATCTCCTGACGCCCCAGCGACGTCCCGCCATAGCGCCCCTCGATCTCCTTGAGAAAGCTATCCGCCAAATTTGCCCGGTTGGCCTGCGTGGGCGCATGTGTCACGACGGTCGTGTCCAGATCCAGCAAGGCGCGCAGCATCTGCGATTTGCGCGGTGTCGTCGTGACACAGGCGCGCGGGCTATCGCCCAGACGCAATGCAAACTGCAACATATCCCATGCCTCGCCGCCCTTGCGCCATTTGGCCAGTTCATCGGCCCAGACCGCATCAAACTGCGGCCCGCGCAGGCTTTCGGGGTCATGGGCGGAAAACAACTGTGCCTCGGCACCATTGGGCCACACCAGTAACCGACGGCCCGCTATCCAATTGGGGCTGCGATCCGGCGGACAAACCGACATCAAGCCGCTGTCACCAAAAACCATTACCTCGCGTGCCTGATCCAGTGTCTCCGCCACAAGCGCCACCCGCCGCGCCTTGCCCGGCGCGTACGGGCTGGGCCCTTCTACCATTCTGCGCACCCATTCGGCACCGGCGCGGGTCTTGCCCGCACCACGCCCCCCCAGAATGACCCAAGCGCGCCAATCACCACGCGGCGCGATCTGATGCGGCATCGCCCAGAAATCAAACAGATACGGCAGCGTTTCAAGCTGGTCCGCTGTCAGCGCCGCGATGAATTCCTTCTGTCGCGAGGCTCGCACGGAGGCGATCAAGTTGGCGCCCGATTTCAGAGCGGATGGCGTCATAGTCGATGGCGTCTGCGTCACTGTCTTTTCCAATCTTTTCAAGCAAAGCATCTTCGGCACGCAGCACCCGAAGGTGTGCGGCGTGGATTTGGTCGAGCCTATCGGCAAGGATTTTGGGCTTGATGTCAGGGATGTCGCGCACGAATTCGCGCATGTCCTCAAGCGTGCGTCTGATATCGCGCGACAAACGCTCAATTTCGGCCACCCGTTGGGCCGCCAATGCCACAGCACGCAACTGCGGATCGTCTTTTTTCTTCATGATAAAAGCCTGTAAGGAAGCTTCCGTTACAGTCGAGGGGCGCTTGTCGAGAATGATCAACCCACGCCATCTAGCACGAGCAGATTACACCAGTGAGCCTTAATTTTCAGTTAAACCAGCAGGATACGCGCACGATCCGTTAAGCTTGCGCTCATATTGCCAAGATCTCAGCCATCACTCTCACGTTGCGCCTCAATCGCGCGCCAGCGTGCCACATTGCGGTTGTGGTCCTCAAGATTTGTCGCAAAGGCATGACCGCCGGTGCCATCGGCAACAAAGAAAATAAAGGCAGTTGTGTCGGGATTCAGGGCGGCTTCAATCGCGGCCTGACCGGGGTTGGCAATCGGTGTCGGCGGCAGCCCCTCGATAACATATGTGTTCCAGGGCGTCGCACCGCGCAACTCGCTTTGGCGCAGACCACGGCCCAACACGCCTTCGCCACGGGTGATACCATAGATCACTGTCGGGTCCGTCTGCAGCCGCATACCACGGTTCAGACGGTTCACGAAAACGCTTGCCACTTGCTTGCGTTCTTCGGGAAGACCGGTTTCCTTTTCGATGATGCTGGCAAGGATCAACGCCTGCTCCGGCGTTTCCAGCGGCAAGTCATCGGCACGGTTCTCCCAGGCTTCTGCCAAAATCTCGGCCTGTTTTTCCTGCATACGCGCCAGCACAGAAGAGACCGTATCTCCTTCGTTGATATCATAATCAAACGGTGCCAAGGACCCTTCGGCAGGTGCCTCCGTGACATCGGCGCGCAAGATATCAATCTCCCCCAGAGCATTGGCAATCTGCCAGCTTGTTGCACCTTCGGCGACAACGATCCGGTAAGTCGCACTGCCGTCTGCCTTCAGCTCTTGATAGGAGACCGGCGGTTCATCCTCAGCGACAACAAAACTGTCCAGATCGACAAACGCATTCGTTGCAGGGTCCAGTTCGCGAAGATCAACGACGGTCCGATTGATACCAACACGGTAGATCACCTCAGCGCCGCATGTATTGCGACCGCCGCGCGTCACGATATCAACGATTTCCGCCATGGATGATGCTTGAGGCACCCGGAAGCGTCCAAATTTGATCTCACCGGACTTTTCGCTATACCGCGCACCTGTCTCATAGACAAAGCCTGACGAAATCGCCCCCTTCTCCAACAGGGTTTCAGTCAGCACATCGGTATTTGCGGCCCCTGCCGGCACCTCAAGACAAATCGCCGCCGCCAACGGGCCCGGCGCGCTGTATTGCCGGGTGCCCCAGGCGACGGCGCCCGCCAATAAAAACAACGCGACGATCAGAAAGCTCAGCCCGTTGGCGGCTATATGGCGCCACAT